GCCCTGCAGGCGCGCATGAACGAGCTGATGAAGCGGCCGTCGGTGCAGAGGGCCATGCAGGCTGCGCGCTCTCGCGGCCGCGAGAAGGGGATAAACATCAATGACCCGCGCGGCAGCGTGGCAGGCCTGGAGACGGTCGTCGACGAGCTTGGCGGCATGATCGGCCGTGCCAAGACCGCTGGCGACGCCGACCTGGCCAGCGCCCTGAAGTCCACCCGTGATGAGCTTTTGTCGATTCTTGACGACGCAGCGCCGGCATTTGGCGAGGCCCGGCGCACCTACCAGGCGATGTCGCGCCCAATTAACCAGATGGACATCGGCGAGCAGTTGCGCAGGACGGCGCTGCCCGCGCTGGACGAGCTGAGCAACTCCAGCCTGGCGCGCGTCAACGCCAACTCGTATGCCAATGCCTTACGCAACGCTGACAGGACGGCCAGGCAGGCGACAGGGCTGCGGAGCGCGACCATGTCTGACGTGCTCGAGCCCCAGCAAATGGCAGCGGTTCAAGGCGTCGGACAGGACATGGCGCGGTACGCAGCGGCTCAGGACTTGGCCCGCGTGCCGGGCTCTCCGACGGCGCAGTACCTGGCTGCGCAGAACGTCGTGCGGCAGTTCTTGGGACCGCTGGGCATCCCAGCATCGGCCGCTGACGCACTTATCGGCAGCATCAGCAGCGGCGTGCTGGGACTGCCCTACAAGCTCACGCAAAGCCAGACGGAGCAGCTGCTCGCTCGCGCTCTAACCGACCCGCAGACTGCTGCGAAAATCATGCAGGTTCGTGATCCGCGAACGATCGCTGAGATTCTGCAGCCGTTCGCCGCGCAGGCGGCGGTCCAGTACAACACGAATTGATGGGAGATTGACATGCCCCGCAACAGTTCCGGCGTCTACACGCTACCCGCAGGCAACCCGGTCGTGCCGGGCACCACAATCGACGCGGCGTGGGCCAACTCGACGCTGCAGGACATCTCCAACGAGCTGACCAACTCGCTGTCGCGCACGGGCGCGGGTGGCATGTTGGCGCCGTTCCGCGTCGCGGACGGCACCGTCACCGCGCCTGGCTTGTCGTTCCTCAACGAAACCAACACCGGCTACTACCGTGTGGGCGCCGGCTCGGTCGCGTTCTCGATCCTGGGCGTGAACACGCTGCAGATGAACACCACATCGGTGACCATCCCTGCAGCGCGCACCCTGAACGCGCTGGGCAATGCGCTGGTGGCCGGCACGTTCGGCGTCACCGGCGCGGCCACCTTCGCGTCTAGCCTTGTCGTGACTGGTGCTTTTACCGCAACTGGTGGAGTTACTGGCAACGTCACGGCGGCCAGCGGCACCTCGACGTTCAACGACGTGGTGATCAACGGCTCGCTGGACATGGCGGTGGGCAGCTCTGCCACCATTACCGGCCTGAGCACCCCGACCAACGCCAGCGACGCGGCCAACAAGGGCTACGTCGACACGCAGGACGCGCTGCGCCTGGCGCTGTCGGGCGGTACCATGTCTGGCGCGATCGCCATGGGGTCCAACAAGATCACCGGCTTGGGCACGCCGACTGCGGATCAGGATGCGGCCACCAAGGCCTACGTGGACGGCGTGGCGCAGGGCCTGGACATCAAGGCATCATGCCGCGCGGCGACCACCGCCAACATCACGCTGTCGGGCACGCAAACGATCGACGGCGTGGCCGTGATTGCTGGCGACCGGGTGCTGGTGAAGAACCAGTCCAGCGCCGCCGAGAACGGCATCTATGTCGCGGCCGTGAGCACCTGGTCGCGCGCTGCGGACGCCAACACCTGGGACGAGCTGGTCGGCGCGTTCACGTTCATCGAGGACGGCACCACCAACGACAACACCGGCTGGGTCTGCGCGGTGGCGCCTGGTGGCACGCTTGGCGTGACTGCTGTCACCTTTGAGCAGTTCTCTGGTGCTGGTCAGGTCATTGCCGGCACCGGCATGACCAAGACCGGCAACACGCTGAACGTGAACACGGCCTCGAGCTCGCGCATCGTCGTGGGCGCTGACGAGATCGACCTGGCGACCACCGGCGTCTCGGCGGGCACCTTCCGCTCGGTGACTGTCGACCAGTGGGGCCGCGTCACGACGGGCACCAACCCTACGACGCTGGCCGGCTACGGCATCACCGACGCCTACACCACGACCGCCACTGACACGCTGTTGGCTGGCAAGCTCTCGCTGACCGGCGGCACGATGTCGGGCGCCCTGGCCATGGGCACCAACCGAATCACCGGCATGGGTGACCCGGTGAATGCCCAGGACGGCGCGACCAAGAACTACATCGACACGATCTTCGGTTCGACGACGTCGGCAGCTGCGTCTGCTGCTGCAGCGGCCGCGAGCGCATCGTCGGCGAGCTCCAGCGCGTCCAGCGCGTCGTCCAGCGCGTCCAGCGCCTCTAGCTCGGCCAGCACCGCGTCCACCGCGCTATTCAACTTCCGCGCTCAGTACCTGGGCCCGCTGTCGTCTGACCCCACGGTCGACGGCAACGGCAACCCGGTGACTGCTGGCGACCTGTACTTCAACACGGTGGCCAACGAGACGCGGATCTACAACGGTTCGGCTTGGGTGGCTGCGTACCTGCCGGCAGCGGGCTACGCGGCGCTCACGTCTGCCAACACCTTCACGGCCAACCAGACGATCACGGCCAACACGTCGGCAGACGCGCTGAAGATCACGCAGACGGGCTCGGGCAACGCGCTGTACATCGAGGATGTGGCGTCAGACGCCACACCGTTCGTGGTGTCGTCCACCGGCGTGATGGGGATTGGCACGACGACGCCTGACAACGTGACGTCGGCCGGCATCGCGCTGGTGTCCAACAGCGGGTTCTATCCGCAGCTCGTGCAGCGGAACACCACCGCAGACGGCAACGCCTCCTACGTGGTGCTAGAGAAGAACCGCAACGGCGCGGTGGTGCAAAACGGCGACGTGCTGGGCAACCTGGTGTTCCGGGGCTTTGACGGCACGAACTACCTGCAGGGCGCGTTCATCAATGCTGTCGTCAGCGCCGTACCTGGCTCCAACGACATGCCGGCCGATCTTGTGTTCGGCACGACCCCTGACGGCGCGTCTGGGCCGACTGAGCGGCTGCGAATCACGCAGGCCGGCACGCTGACGCTGGCGAGCGACTACAAAGAGGCCGTCGTCACGGCCAACACCGGCACCGCGTACACCATCAACACGGCAAACGGCACTGTGCAGATCCTGACGCTGACGGGCAACTGCACGTTCACGTTCCCGACTGCGGTGGCCGGCGAGAGCTTCATCCTGCTGCTCAAGCAAGACGGCACCGGCTCGCGCACGGTAACGTGGCCGGCGGCGGTGAAGTGGCCAGGCGGCACGGCGCCGACGATCACGTCGACGGCGTCCAAGCTCGACAAGTACATCTTTACGTCAGACGGCACCAACTGGTACGGCTCCGACGCTGGCAAGAACTACACGGTGTGAGGTGACTGATGTTTAGCTCAAACACATCAGCAGTCAGCGGGGACGCGACCTACATCGAGGACGTGTTCTCGACGTGGCTCTACACCGGCAACGGCTCTACGCAGACCATCACCAACGGGATTGATCTGGCGGGTAAGGGCGGGTTGGTTTGGAACAAAGGCCGAAGCAACACTTCTTCTCACAGCCTGCAAGATTCCGCGAGAGGGCCAGAATATTGGTTGGCTACGGATCAAACGTCAGCACAGTCGTTACTTAATCGAGTGGCGTTCACAAGCAGCGGATTCAGTCTAAACACAGCGAACAATCCAAACAACTCAGGTCAGACATTCGCCTCATGGACATTCCGCAAGCAGCCGAAGTTCTTTGATGTGGTGACGTATACGGGGAATGGAACTGCGGGGAGAACTGTTGCTCACAATCTTGGCGCTGTCCCCGGCTGCATTATCATTAAACAAACAAGCGCAAGCGGACAGGGTTGGCCTGTTTATCACAGAAGCGAAGGAAGCGGTAGGGCGCTTTTGCTTAACGACACCGCTGCTTCTTTTCTTGCTTCTGGATATTGGAGCAACACAACACCGACGAGCACTCAATTCACGCTCGGAAGTTCTGCCGCAGTAAACGAAAACGGCCAAACCTACGTCGCCTACATCTTCGCCCACGACGCAGGAGGCTTTGGCCTGACGGGTACGGACAATGTGATTTCGTGTGGGTCGTTTACGACTGATAGCGGTGGCGTGGCAAGCGTTACGTTGGGCTATGAACCACAGTGGGTGATGACCAAGAATTCTTCCGGCACGAGTGCATGGAGAATGTTTGACACGATGCGCGGTATGACGACCGCCGGTCAGAATGATGCCTTGTTGCAGGCAAATAGTAGTGCGGCTGAAATCACAAACTCAGATTACTGTTCTCCAACCGCCACCGGCTTTGAAATCGCCGGTCATGACGGATCAGCAACACACATCTACATCGCCATCCGTCGCGGCCCGATGAAAACTCCGACGACGGGGACGAGTGTGTTTAGTCCTAACTTGTCTGCCACCACAACTGGCACGACGGTAACGACGAACTTTCCGCCTGATCTGCAAATAGCCGGGTATCGCCCCGGCCTCACCCCAAACTTTGGGTTCTCTGATCGACTTCGCGGCGTAAGCAGCACCTCTACAGAGGTGGCAAACTATTTAACATCCACAAACACTGCCGCTGAATCAACGGCTTTGAATTTCAGAACATTGGCGTGGAGTAATACGGGATACAACCAAGACGGTTACCTATCAGGAAGCGGTTCTGGTATCTACTGGAACTTCCGCCGCGCCCCCGGCTTCTTTGATGAGGTTTGCTATACGGGGAACGGCGCCAATAGAACCCTGTCGCACAATTTGGGTGCTGTGCCTGAAATGATGATTGTGAAGGCGCGCACCGGTTTTGAGAGTTGGATCACCTATCATTCTTCGCTCGGTAATACCCGGGCTGTAACTTTAAACAATGACCAAGCGCCTATAACTGCATCCCAGTTTTGGAACAACACAACGCCAACGTCTAGTGTGTTTACGGTAGGTACGGCTGACGGCGTGAACAGCAGTTCGTATACGTTTGTTGCCTATCTTTTTGCCACCGTCGCCGGTGTAAGCAAGGTAGGCTCATACACCGGCACTGGCGCGTTACAGACTGTCAACTGCGGCTTCACAGGCGGCACTCGGTTCGTTTTGATTAAGCGCACGGACAGCGCGGGTGACTGGTTTGTCTACGACTCTGCGCGGGGCATCAGCAGCGGCAACGACCCCTACCTTTTCTTGAACACCACGGCAGCGGAAGTCACGGGCACCAACTACGTTGACACCACCAGTGTGGGGTTCCAAGTAACCGCAGCAGCCCCGGCGGGGTTGAACGCAAACGGCGGCACCTACATCTTCCTCGCCATCGCATAAGGAGCAAAGCATGAACATCCGACTTCGCGCCGATGGCGCACTGGTAACCCACAGCGAGTTCCGGGCGCTGTTCCCCAACACCGGGTTCCCGCCGCAGCTCACCGAGGAAATCATCAACGACTTCGGCGGTGACGTGGTGTTTGAGGGGCCGCAGGCCACGGGTGGCGACCGCTACCAGTTCAGCGTCTACGCAGGCGTCGAGCAGGCGGCAGACGGCAAGTGGTACACCAAGTACGCCCTGGGGCCGACGTTCTTCGACACCACGGATCAGAACGGCGTGGTGACTACGGCTGCCCAGCATGCGGCCGCCTACAAGGCACGCAAGGACGAAGAGCAGGCCAAGGCCGTGCGCGAGCAACGCAACCAGAAGCTCAAGGACAGCGACTGGACGCAGGTGCTGGACGCACCTGTGGACCAGGCCGCGTGGGCGACCTACCGCCAGGCCCTGCGCGACATCAGCGCCCAGCCGGGGTTCCCGTGGGATGTCCAGTGGCCCGAAATGCCGACCTGACTGGTGGGAAAATAGCACCGAGATGAGGAGATCGCAGTGTCAGCCGAGCATCACGCAACACTTGACGCCACCCTGGCGGCCGCGGGCAGCAAAGCGACCTACACGGGCGCAAGTACCAGCGTCGTCGCTTGGATGCTGTCCTCTGAGTTCGGCATGCTGGCCGGTATAGCTCTCGGCATCGGCGGCCTGATCGTCAACTGGTTCTACAAACACAAAGAAGATCGGCGCCGCCAGGCAGAGCACGACAAACGAATGCGGGATGAGTGATGGACCGCGTGAAGCTCGCCGGCCTGTCACTGAGTGCGATTGCACTCGTCGGCATCGCGCTTCACGAGGGCTATAGCGACCGCGCCTACACCCCGGTCCCGGGTGACGTCCCGACGATCGGATTCGGCACCACCGACGGCGTCAAGGCCGGTGACACGATCACCCCACCAAAGGCCCTGATCAGGGCCCTGCAGGACGTTCAGAAGTTCGAGGGTGCACTCAAGCGATGCGTCAAGGTGCCGCTGCACCAGCATGAGTACGACGCCTACATCAGCCTGTCCTACAACATCGGTCAGGCCGCGTTCTGCGGCAGCACCCTGGTCAGGAAGCTCAACGCCGAGGACTACGCCGGCGCCTGCGCGGAGATCCTGCGCTGGGACAAGTTCAAGGGCCAGCCGCTGCGTGGCCTGACCATCAGGCGGCAGCAGGAGTACCAGCTGTGTACATCCGGCTCGTGATCACCGCGGTGGTGCTGGTCGTCCTGGCCGGCACGCATTGGAAGGCCTACCTCAACGGCAAGAAGGCCGTGCGGGCCGAGTACCAGGCCAAGGAGCTGGCCGCGGAGAAGGCCGCCCGCGAGCGCGAGCAGGAGCTCATCGCCGAGCGGCAAAAGCTGGAGGACAGATATGTGCAAGACAAACGCAAGGCAGACGCTGCCGCTGCTGGTGCTCGCGCTGAGCTTGGCCGGCTGCGCGACCAGCTCGCCGCCCGTGGTGCCGCCGCCGCAACTACCGCCGCCCCCATCCGAGTTGATGGTGGATCCCCCGAGGCCCAACTACTCGGAGCGTGTGCATCAGCTCTTGTTGGAGTGGCAGAAGATGCTGACCGACTGGCGGCGCAGGTCATAGGACTGCAGGCTTACGTGAGGGGCGTGTGTCAAAAGCAGTAAACGCCCCAAACCGCGAACAAGCCCAGCAGTTCGACCAATACATCAAGCACTGGCAAGCAGTGCTGGGGCTGCAGCGCTGGCGCATGGAGCGCGGCACAAAGCCCGCAGTGGATGCCATGGCCTCGGTCTTGATGAACGACCAGGCCAAGCTGGCCACGTACCGACTCGGCGACTTCGGTGCGACGACCATCAACGAACAGTCGCTATCCCAGACGGCGCTCCATGAGGTGCTGCATGTCTTTCTCTACGAGTTGATCGCCACTGCGCAGGACCGTGGCGCCACCCCTGACCAGCTTGAGGCTGCAGAGCATGGGGTGATCAACGTGCTTGAAACGGTCCTGTTTGGAGCGATTAATGGGGCACCCCAGCAAGAAAAGGGATGAGCAGTTCATTGCAGCCTGGCACGCGGCCGGCGGCTCGCCAGCACGCCTGAGCGAGCAGCTCGGCCTAAGCGTTCGCGCCATCTACCTTCGGCGCGAATCGATCGAGCAGCGCCACGGCATCGCCCTGGTCGCCAACAGCCCCAAGGCGCAGAAGCACGATCCCACGGCCCTGCGGGCGATCATGTCCTCGCGCCGGGACGTCAACCGGCTGGAGATCCACGACGGCGTGGTGCTGGTCGGCTCGGACGCCCACTACTCGCCAGGCGTGATCCCGGTGGCGCACAAGGCCATGTGCAACCTGATCACCGAGCTGGGCCGCGAGGTGAAAGCCGTGGTGCTCAACGGCGACATCTTGGATGGTGGCAGCATCAGCCGGCACCCGCGCATCCGCTGGAAGCAGGCGCCCTCGGTGAAGGACGAGCTGGAGGCTGTCTTGGAGCGCACCGGCGACATCGAGCGGGCGATCGTGCCAGGCACGCACCTGTTCCGCACCTACGGCAACCACTGCGCGCGCTTTGAGTCGCGGCTGTCGTCGATGGTGCCCCAGTACGAGGGCGTCGCCGGGTTTACCCTGCGCGACCACCTTCCGCAGTGGATGGACTCCGACCGCATCGATGTCAACGACGACATGGTCATCATCCACGACTGGCACGCGGGCATCCACAGCGGATGGAACGACGTGTTGAAGGGTGGCTGTCATACAGTGACCGGCCACACCCATGAGCTAGGCTGCAAAGCACATAAGGGCTTCAAGGGCACGCACTACGGCATAAAGACGGGGATGCTGGCTGACGACGACCAGCAGGAGTTCGACTACCGCCTTGGCAAGCCCGGGCTCAACTGGCAATCAGGGTTCGCGGTGCTGACGTGGAAGGAGGGGGTGCTTCTGCATCCCGAGTTCTGTGCCGTGCGCGATGACGGCCGGGCCTACTTCCGCGGCAAGCTATACGGAGACTGACATGGACGACAACAAGCCAAAACTGGTTATCGCCCCTGGCGCGTTCGACGACTTTGACGGCACCCAAGAGGAGCTGCAGGAATTCATCGCCATGCTGCGCGCCATGGTTGAGGACGGGTCCATCTTTGAGCAGTCCAAGCCGGTGCCCGACGACGAGGCCGAAGAGATCATGCAAAAGCTCGCGTCTAAACCGCCCCGGCAATGAGCGGCTGGCTGATCGCGCTGACCGGCGCCATCTACGCCTGGATCGCCCTGGAGCAGGGCCTGAAGGGAAACCTGCCCATGTGCGTCGTGTACGCGGGCTACGCCTTTAGCAACGTCGGCCTGTACGTCCTGGCGACAAGATAAAACACCTCGCAGTTGCCACAACGAGGTTTTGCCCCGCTCAGCCGGGGCATTTTTTTGTGCCGCTTTTGTGCCGCACAAACGTGACACGGCATGCGTCACTCAACGCTGAGAAACGCTCAATCAATAGGTTAGGATTGTCAATTCCGATTGTGATACTGGTACTTCTGTTTGCTAAACTGTTGATTTACAAGGCATCGCAGGGTTAGAAATTCAGGAATGTGCCGTTTTTGTGCCATTCCAAGCAGTCAGAGGTGGCTGTAGCTCAGTTGGTAGAGCCCTGGATTGTGATTCCAGTGGTCGTGGGTTCGAGCCCCATCAGCCACCCCATTCCCCTCACAGCGTGACCCGCTCGGCCGCCGCGGCCAGGTGCTCCGGCGACAGGTGCGCGTAGCGCTGCACCATCTGCGGCGAGTGCCAGCCGCCCAGCTCCTGCAGCACCGACAGCGGTGTCCCGGCCATCGCGTGCCAGGAGGCCCAGGTGTGGCGCAGGTCATGGAACCGCAGCCAGGGCACGCCGGCGCGCTTGCACGAGGCCTTCCAGGTGTTGCACCACACGCGGGTGAGGTCACCCCATACGCGGCCCGTGCGGGGCTCCGGCAGGGCTGCCAGGATCGTCTTGGCTGCGCTGTTCAGGGGCACCAGGATGCGCTGGCCGGCCTTGGCCTCGTCGGCCTCAATGATCACCATCCCGCGCTCCAGATCCACCTTGTCCCAGGTGAGGTTGAACACATTAGATCTTCTCAACCCGGTGAGCAAAGCGAAACGGACGGGAGTCCGGTACTTTTCTGGTAGAGAGTCGACCAAAACCTCGGCCTGCTCGCGTGTCAGAAACGCGACGCGGCGCTTGGGCTCGGCCTCAGTGCGCAGCACCGGCGCGCGGTCGATCCACTCCCACTCGCGCTCGGCCGCACGCAGCACGGCGCGGATGAAGGCGCGATAGCGGTTCCTGGTGGCCGGCTTGACGTCTTGTGGCAGCGAGCCCTCGATGTCGTCGCGGGTGATGCTGGAGAGCTGGCGATCGCCCAGCTTTGGCAGGAAGAAGTTGATCTTGTCCTTGTCCTCTTGGATCGACTTCTTGTGGGCGCGCTCGACCAGCCAGCGGGCGCAGGCCTCGCGGAAGGTTTTCTTGGGCTTGGCCTTGAGCATGCGGCCCTGCCAGAGCTCGGCGCGCCGGATGTCATACAGGGCCTGGGCCTGCTTCTTGTCGGTCGTCTTGAGCGACTCGCGGATGCGCTGGCCGTTGATCTGGACGTCGATCCAGTAGGTGTCGTTGCGGAGTTTGAGGGTCATGTCGTGGGTCCTTGCTGTGTTGTTGTGGTGAGATTGTCTCAACAGCATAGGGGTCTGTCAACAGTATTTAGCGGCACAAACGGCTAGGAAGTTGACTTCCCCCAATGGGCAATCAGCGCCGCCTCAGCCCGGCCGTCGTCCTTGACGCGCTTGAACAGGTCGGCCTTGTCGGGCCAGAGGTTGGCGGCCATGGCCCTGGCGCCGTCCTTGCCCGGGTTCAGCTTCAGGTCGCGCTTCCACTTGGCCGGCGTCACCAGGTCGACCGGCACCTTCATGCCGGCCAGCACGCCGCGGACGATGCCAAGGGCCTCGCCAAACGCGAACATGGAGGTGACGCCCTGGCCAGGCATCGCGTTCACCAGCTCGACCACCGCGCGGGCGTCGTCGGCGTAGAAGGCGAGCTCGGACTGCAGGAACACGGGCGACACGCGCCGCTTGGTCTTGCCGCCGATCTCGAGCTCAGTGACCGGCATGTCGATGACGTCGATCAGCTTGCCGGTTTCGGCCTGGATGATGGCGATCGCGCCGCTGGCGCCGGGGTCGATGCCGAATATGTACTGGCTCATGTTGCTGGGTCCTTCTGACGCGGCGGTGGGCCGCGCTTGATTTCTTCAACGCGCTCGACGGTGGTGAACCTGTGCAGGTTCGCGCACTCGTAGCGCCGGCGCTTGGTCCCGTCAGTGCGTTGGCGTGTCTCGCGCACCTCGGTCCAGGCCTCGCACTGCGGGCACTTCATCGGAACAACTGGATGAATGAGTTGGAGTAGTCGCGCCACATCTCGCCGCGCTTGATGCGGCTGACGGTGGTCTGTGTGATGCCGTAGTCGCTGGCGATCGCGCGCTGCACTCGAGGGTCCTCGCGGATCTTCTGCACAATCTCGGGCGACAGCTTGGCGGTGGCCCGCCTGGCCGCGGCCACCCGCTGGCGCCTGGTCGGGTGCATGTACTGCACGTTGACCTTGTTGGTCCGCTTCTGCAGCGTCGTCTTGGTCATCACGACGATGTGCTCGGGATTGACGCAGCGACTGTTGCCGCACTTGTAGGTGGCGACCTTGCCCTCGATGTTGTGGCCCAGGGCCAGCGCCACGACGCGGCGCACGCACATGTGCTTGCCCTGGTAGCGCATCACCGGCGAGCGGCTGCGCAGCTGCAGGGCCAGCTGCCACTCCCAACAATCACCGATCTCCTCGCACCGCGATCTGATCGACTCAATGCATTGAGAATAACTCATCACTTAGAAGAGCAGAATAGTGAAGAAGGTTCCCGTGGCCACGCCTATCACGTAAATCACGAGCATGCCCAGCAGCTCCATGCCGCCGTCGTAGGTCGGATTGCCGCAGGCCTCGGGGCAGGGGCACGGCTTGCGCCCCTGGTTGCATGGTCCGGTGCAGCTCATACGTCGCTCCTTTTTTTGGCCATGCGGTCCACCGCTGCCATGTCAAGGGTTACCTTGCCGTGCGGCTGGGCGCTGCGGATGCAGCCGCGTAATTGCGCCACGGACAGAGAGTTGCTCCACCCTAAACGCTTGCGCGCTGCCCCTTCTGCAGTGTTGCAGGCGCCGCAGATCACTTCGGTCGCAAACGATTCGGGCTGGCCCATGTCTCTCGCGTGGTCGTGGTGAAGATGAAAACCGCCCATCCAGCCTGTGGGTCCGTACTTGGCGCGATTGCTTCCTGTGCGCTGACCCCATCGCAGCGTTTCATGTTTGCTGCGTTGGCAGGCCGGGCAAACCCAATTCGCCGGTAGCAACTTCCAAACAATTCGGCAGTGCATGCCGTCGTACTGATTCAGCAATGCAAAGTCCGGGTATGAGCTCATACCTTGCCCTCCATGATTGCCTTCGCGGTGCGCGTCCTCTTGGCCGCGGCCTCCTTCTGCGCCTTGGTCGTAGGCTTGACTGGGATCGCGTCCAGGTCGTCGGACTCCATGTCCATGATCGTGCCCACAGTCTTGGGCGCGAACACGCGGCCGCTGGTCACCGTCGCGCCAGGGAACTGGTCCTTGAACGTCGACATCTCGCCGATCAGTGAGCCCGGGCAGCGGTGCAGTTCCTTGCTCGAAAACACCGGGCCCTGGTCCGCGCACCCGTCGGGGCCGTTGACGAACAGCTTGCCCGTCTCGGTGTGCCGGTACACGACGAAGTTCTCGCCGCCGTCCACTGCTTCCGCGTAGGGCAGCAGGCCCGGGATCATCAGGTGCGTGTTGCAGCCGGCGCGCTGCTCAGCGTCCGAGATGAGCTCACCTTTCATCGCGCAGCGCCACTGCGCGTCGTGGATCGGCGTCGAGTGGCAGCAGGTGCGGCAGTTGGGCTCGCCGGCCTGGCCACCGTGGCAGACCTTCCACATGCTGCAGTACTTGCACTCGAAGTGCTCGGGGTCGGTGCTGATGCGGTAGGGCGGCTGCGGTGAGTCGAGCAGGCGCTGGGCGCGCTCGATCAGCTGGTCGAACCGCTCGCGGCTGAAGTGCACCCACTCGGTGTACACGTCGTCGGTGTCCTTGTTGACGGCCATGTAGAGCGCGCGGTCCAGCTCCATCAGCCCCATGTAGACCGTCATCTGGTCATAGTGCTGCGCCTTGCTGGCCTGCACGCCTTTCTTGACGACGTCGTTCCAGGACTTGTTGGAGTGCGTCTTGAACTCCAGCACCGCGGCCGTCTTGGGGCCCTCGGGCAGGCCCTTGGCCACGCCGTCCAGCGAGCCCCCGAAATGCCCGTTGCACGCGCTCACGCGCCACTGGCCGCCGGTGGCCGGGTCGGTGTCCCACACCTCGGCGCCGATGCCGCGCAGCTCCTCGATCAGGCGGGGCTCCTCGCGCACGCCGGTATTGAACAGGCGCAGGATGCGGCCCTTAAACTCCGGCTTCATGGCCCAGCGCCAGGTCAGCCAGATGTAGCGGTCGCAGACGTGGCCGATCAGGCTGGCCCCCATGTGGGGGCGGTGCTCCTGCGGCTTGCTCTCGTACCACCGCACGATCGCGGCGCTGGTGGTGTGAGGATCTTCAGGAAGCGCCGCCATGTTCAACCCCAGGGGCGTGCTGACTTGTTGGCCGCCGCAGCTGGTGCCGGCCTGGCCGGCGCTGCAGGTGTTGCCACTGGCGCGTCGACGGCCGCGCGGTAGTTCCAGATCACGTTCTTGCTGTCGTCCTTCTTGTCGATGCCCACCTCCGCGATGAACGGGATGTCGTGCATTTCGCGTGTGTCCTCAATGCGATCTATGTGCATCGCCATCAGCAGCCGCGCGAGCTGCTCCTTGGCGATCTTCACCGTCTGCTGCGAGGGGTTGTTAAGGTTCAACCGCTCCCAGTAGCGGCGGCCAGAGTGCTCGCCGCTGATGATCTGCATCTCAAGCTCTAGGTACTCGCCGTTGCCGCTCTTGGTCGGCTTGCTGGCCGATGCGGTGACCATCATTTCGTAGTCGCCGGGGGGCAGCGGGCCATAGGACCTAGGCGCGCGTTCTTCAAATTGGACGGATGAGGCTTGAAAGTTGAGAGTTGCCATGATTCAGATTTCCTTGGTTCAGGCGTTTTGAGATGCGGACAAAGCCGCGGCGAATGCCTCCCAATCGAGGGGCATGTTCTTCAGGCCGAATCGGTTGCCACCCATGTGGGCGGGGTGCGGCTCGACGTGGAGAATCCGTTTGCCCGTCGTGCGGGCCTTGACTTCTTTGTTGCCGTAGCCAGCGTCCGACTCGGTCGTGACGATCTGGTAGTTGGCCCAGCCGATGACGTCGGCCCACTCCTGCACCAGGGCACCGGCGCGGTCGTGGAGCTTGAGCACGTACTGGTCGTACCCGTCGTGCAGCGGTGACTCGAAGCGCTTGATCTTGTCGTGCGCGATCAGGATCACGGCCATGTTCCGCTGAGCGCGCAGCTCCTCGAAACCCTGCAGCAGCGTGCGCCACTCCTCGGCCGCGGCGATGTAGCCCTTGCCGTAGCCGGCGGCCTCAATCGTGGCCCACTTGTTCTGTGTACACACATGTGTGTGTACAAGTGGCTCTAGCCAGTCGAGCGAATCCAGGAACACGGTGCCGTAGTCGTGCTCCTCATTCAGCAGCGTGCTGATGGCCTGGTAGACGTCGGCCAGGCTGGTGGCCAGAGGAAAGGCCGCTGCGTCAACCGCGTCAGCGCCGTCCTCAGTCAGGATGCCAATCGCGTTGGGGGCGCTGGCGGCGAACGTCGTCTTGCCGATCTTGCCGGGGCCGGCGATGACGATCTTCGGGGCGCGCAGCCTCTTGGTGCGGCGAATGGATGAGAGGTCGAATGCCATGTCGTTGGTTCCTTCAGTCGTTGATCTCGTTGTTGGCGCGCAGCACGCGGGCCCGGTACTGCGCTTCGCGCTTCTCTTGTTCAGCCTGACGCCGGGCCTGCTCCTCGTCCCACACCTGGCGGTGGTCGTCGCTGATCTTTGCCTGGTCCCAGAGCCGGTCGTATTCGCGCTTGGACTTGGCCCAGAAGGCGTGGTCGTCGCTGTAGTCGTAGAGCCAGTCAAAGCTCTGCAGGGCTTTGCGGTAATCTTTAAGGGGTTGGAAGGTGATGGTCATGTTGTGTTCCTGTTGATGAGTTGCCAGAATCGCATCACAGTGGCTCAAAGACTGAGCCAGTAAAACAGCAAAGAAGCTCCTGCGATGCCAAGCGCGGTGGCGAAGGCGATGTCCGCGGCCTTGGCCATGCGGCGCTCGCCAGGCGTGCGGTAGATGTAGCTGCAGTCAGTGAAGCAGGCCTCGTGAATGGTGCGAGGCGTGCGGAAGTGAGAGGGTCGAAGCATGGTGTGGGTCCTGTCGTGGGTCAGAAGGGTGCCGGCGGGTATTTCTTAAGGGGGTCTTGCTTTGGTTGCCGGGGCGGTTTGTAGGGCTGGCCCTTGTAGGTGGGGAAGGGCCAGTTCGGGGGAGGGGTGTTTACAGGCTAGCCCATTGGCCGTACAGAACGCGCTGCGCCTGCTCGAGGGTGCGGTGCGGAAGGCCGGTCAGCTCGGAGAAGTCGTTGAGATTGCACTCGACGTCAAAGGCGAGAGCCTTGGCCTGCTCAGGCATGTCGTTGCGCAGGGTGCGAAGAAAGAAACCGGCGTTTTCACGCTTGTCGCCAGACCAACCTGGATGCTCGCCGCGAATGATCGTGGCGAACTCTTGCATTACATCGAGGTGGTTGATTGCGGTGTTCATGGTTCGGGCTCCGGTTCGTGTTGCGATGGAGTGAATGTATCTCCACGATGCGAATAGCGCAACACTTAGCCCGACTATTTAGTAGGGATATACCCTACGTCCCGACAGGTCAATACAGGGGCTTGATCCAGAGGACCGTGGAAGTCCAGGTGATCGAGGCGTCCGCGATCATCTCGTTGGAGGGCCAGATGATCAGGTTGTGCGTGTCCCGGCGGTAGCCGCGGCGCACCACGGCCAGGATCTGCCGGCCGTCGCCCGTGGCCACCAGGCACAGCTGGTCGATGTTGTCCGCGGGCGCGAGCTGGGCCGGCGTCACGAACAGCAACCAGCCGTCCTTCGTGCTGGAGTGCGAACGCACCTGGATTGCGAATGTCCCAAAGGGGCAGTCGGCCGGGCCAATGACGTCGTCGTGAGTTCGCGGTGGCATTGTCGTAACCACACCGTTCTCATCCACGTGCGCGGCCACAGGGCAGCGCTTGACGTCCTCGGTCACCTCGATGCCGGCGTTGCGCATCACCTCGTTCAGCGGCACGCCGAGAATCGTGGAGATCTGGTGCGCCTCATGGGGCGTCATTCGGCGCAGCCCTCTGAACATGAGCGACACCGCCGCAGGGTCAATTTCCAACATCTTCGCCAACCTTCTCTGAGACAACTTCTTGTCGGTGAGCCGACCGCGAAACCATTGTGTGTTCATAGCTACGGAAAGCGAAACAGCCGCTTCTAAATCAACAGGGACTAGATAGTGGCAGTCTCTCCATATTGCGTCAACCTCATACAATGAGCAGCCTCAAGATTGCGGCAACAACAACACGGAGTGCAAATGCCAATACCCACGATCCACACCCTCTCCCCGGCCTACGAGGTCATCCAGCGCCTGGGCGGCAAGACTGAGGTCGCTGAACGCCTGAACCTGGACAAGAGCACGCTCAGCCGCTGGTGCCAGCCGCGGCCCGAGGGCACTGGGGGCCAGATCCCGCAGCGGCACTGGCCGGAGCTGATGAAGATTGCGCGCGAGAAAAAGGTGCGCATCAAGATCGAGGAGCTGGTAGCCGTTGAGGTGTAGCCATGGTTGTCGGAGCACCAACCATGACCAACAGCGACTTCTTGGCCGAGATCTACGGCGAGCTCATGGAGGGCACACACGGCTGGGTGTGCACGTTCAGAGCAGACCCCAGCAACGCACCGCCGGCCGTGTGGACCGGGCGCATCTACAAAGGCACGCCGCAACAGGCGGCGCTGATTGATCGCAGCCATCAAGACAACACCTATTACTGCACCGCCGTGCTCACCGCCACCGAGGAGGGTGACTGCGTGCGGCGCAAGGATGCGTTTGTCAGGCTTGCTGTGCTGGTGCTGGACGACGTGCAGCTTCAGGACTTGCAGGGTTACAGCTACGCGATCCAGACCAGCCCTGGCAAGTTCCAGGTCGGGATTTTGATTGACCTAGACGATCCTGATGCCCGAAATAGGCAGCTCGTAGACCTACTTATGCAGGCTTTGGCCACGCGGGGGTTCATCAAGGCCGACCGCAGCGGTAATAACGCGGTGCGTTATGTCCGCCTGCCAGTCGGGCAGAACACCAAACCGCGGGCCGCCGGCGAGTGGGCGGTGCAGCTCGACACCTGGCGCCCATCAGTGCGCTGGTCCCTCGAGGACGCCTGCCACGCGATCGGGATTGACCTAGACCACCTGCGGGCTGCGTCGCAGGTGCAGACCACTAAATCTGCATCAACGCCGGGGCAGGGCGTGCACGCGGGCGAGATGATCGCGGGCCTGACAGATCCCAATCCGGGACAGCGCGTGTACCACGAGTCGATCACGCGCCTGGCCGCCAGCCTGGTGTCCAACGGCATGTTCCCTGGGGCGGCCGTGGAGTTCCTGCGCGACCTGATGCACCAGGTCAAGCCGGCCGGGCCCGAGGAGGAGATCCGGCGCTGGCAGTCGCGGTACGACGAGATCGAGCGGGCGGTGCGCAGCGCCGAGAAGTTCGCGCCTGACAACCGCAAGCCGCCCAGCATCACCGTCAACCTGGGCAAGGCGGCCGACGTCGACCCCGAGACGGGCGAGATCACCGCGCCTGCATCACCGGCGGCCGGCGACCTGGTGCCGATGGACTGGGGGGCGCTGGCCCACACCAAGCCCGAGCCCACGGCCTGGCGCCTCGAGGGCTGGCTGCCCGAGGGCACGGTGACGCTTCTGGCCGCCAACGGTGGCGTGGGCAAGTCGAACCTGTCCCTGCAGCTGGGCGTTTCCCTGGCCACCGGTCAGCAGTTCATGGGCATCGACACCAAGCAGAGCCGGGTCCTGGTGCTGTCAGGCGAGGACGAGGCGCGCACGGTGCACTTCCGCGTGGCCAACATCTGCCAGGACCAGGGTGTCGAGATGTCGACACTGAACGGCCGCATGGCCGTGTACGACCTGACCCAGGCCGACTGCGTCCTGTGGCGCGATGGCCACCCGACCGAGCGCATGCAGTGGCTGGCCGACACCGCCGTGCGCACGCGCGCCGAGGTGATCGTGATCGACAACGCCAGCGACGTGTTCGCCGACAACGAGAACGACCGGACGGCCGTGCGGGGTTTCATGCGGGCCCTGAACCTGATCGCCCACGTCACCCGGGCCGCGGTCCTGCTGCTGGCCCACGTCGACAAGGCCAGCGTGCGCATGGGCGCCGGCCAGGACACCAACAGCACCTTCAGCGGGTCGACCGCCTGGAACAACAGCGCCCGCTCGCGCTGGGCCATGGTCCGCGATGGCCAGGTCGTCACCGTGCGCCACGAGAAGTGCAACCTGGGCCCCCTACAGGACGAGCTGCGGGTGGAGTTCGATCAGGGCAGCAAAACCTTCAAGCGCTTCGGGACGATCCCGGGCCAGGCTGCTGCGGCTGCGCTGATGCGCAACACGCAACGCGCTGCGATTCTCCGACTACTTGCCGATGCCGAGAACGCCGGGCAGCGGCTAAGCATGAGCGCTCAGGCCAACAACAACGCCTGGCTGGCGCTGCGGGGCGCCGAGCAGTTCCCGCGCATCGAGCGGCGGGACTTCTTCTCGATGCTGTTCGAGCTGCAGCGCGATGGCCTGCTCGAGGAGATCGAGTACGTCCGCGAGAACCGGACCAAGGCCAAGCGCGTGGTGCTGACCGAGCCGGGAAGGCTGCGGGCGGCTCAGGGATCGGGCGCGCCGGCGATGTGGAAAGGTGGAAGTGATGAGTGACCCATTCAAGATTGACAGTCCGACCTGCATCAGCTTCAGCGGCGGCAGGACCAGCGCGTACATGCTGTGGCGGGTGTTGCAGGCCAATGGCGGGCTGCCGCCCGATGCCGTTGTCACCTTCGCCAACACCGGCAAGGAGGACGAGGCCACGCTGCGGTTCGTGCAGGCGTGCTCAGACCATTGGGAAGTTCCCATCACGTGGGTGTAATACCAACGCGAGGCGCCCAAGTACAAGCGCGTCACGTTTGAGACAGCCAGCAGGGCCGGCGAGCCCTTCGCCGAGCTGATCGCCGCCAAGAGCTACCTGCCCAACCCGGTGGCCAGATTCTGCAGCGAGGAGCTCAAGGGCAAGGCCATCGAGCGGCTGCTGGGCCCAGGTGACTGGGAAACCATGGTCGGCGTGCGCGCTGATGAGCCCAGGCGCGTGCCAAAGCTGCGCGCTCGAGGTCTGCTGCTGCCGCTGGTCAGCGCGGGCGTCACCCAGGCCGATGTGCAGGCCTTTTGGCGCGCTCAGCCCTTCGACCTAAAGCTGGAGTTCCGCAACGGCGTCACGGCGCTGGGCAACTGCGACCTGTGCTTCATGAAGGGCCCGCAGCAGATCGCGGGGCTGGTCAAGGACAAGCCCGAGCGCGCGGTGTGGTGGGCGCGGCAGGAGCAGGCGGTCGGGGCGACCTTCCGCAGCGATCGGCCGAGCTACTCGGACCTGCATCGGTTCATGGTCGACCAAGCTGACATGTTCAACGACGAGGGGACGCTGTCGTGCTTTTGCGGGGACTGATTGGGGGCTGCACGCGCTGTGCACGCGCTGTGCACGTGCAGTGCATGTGCATGGTCGTGCAGGTGGGCGCAAAAGCCCCTCAAAAAGGGGGCTTTGCACCTGCACGCGCACTCGCTCTGTAAGGGGTGTGGGGAGCGCGTGCACGTGCAGCGGGTGCACGGGCGTGGATCGGGGTTTGATGGGGGTGAAGCATGAGTGCTGAGGGCGCGTTGATCGTTCTGCTGCTGGCGGCGATCTTGGGGTTCATGGTCGGCGGCTGGATTGGGCTAGCGGTGGCCGTTGTGGTCGCGCTGGCGTGGCCGGCGTGATGCGAGAATCTGGACATGATGGAAACGCAACATCAGGCTGAGGTCGCGGCTCCGAAACATGGAGCGGAGAAGGAGCGGCCGCGCAGCCCGCTGAGCGGGGCGCCGCTGCCGGTCGGCCGGCAGAAGGGCGTGCCGAACAAGCTGACGCGCACGATCCGCGAGGCCGTCGAGATGGCCGCGCGTGACTGCCACCCCAAGGGCCTGGCCGGCTGGCTGGTGGAGCGGGCGCAGGGCTCGCTGGGCGATCGCCAGATCTTCGCCGCGATGGTCAACAAGGCCATGCCGCTGCAGGTGAACACCAACGTGGACGGCGGCATCCGGCTCGAGCTGGGCTGGTTGTCGGCGCGGCAAGTGGGCACGCCTGCGGCACAAATTCAGAATCAGCCTGCGCAAGTGCTTGATCTGCAACGGGAAAACGACGGCACATACCGGATCATTGATCCGACATCAGGCGCCGAGGGGGTGCCGGCCACGCCGGCGGCAGCAGGGGGCGACGCGAATAGCGGCCCGCCAGGCCGCTCGGAGGGCTGAGGTGGGGCCCTGGCCTGACCTGCTGTGCGATCGGGCCTCCTGCGCCCTGCTGGGCCCCTGCGCGGGGCACTGCCGGCCGCGGACGATTCCTGACCCCCACCCCCCCGTCGAGCCGGTGGGGGGAGGGGGTGCCGAGGCTGGGGCCCCCCGCCCTTTTCCTCTACCCCCCACCAACCTTATGAGCAATCCTCAACACGACCCCGTCAACCACCCTAGCCACTACACCGCGCACCCGAGCGGGGTGGAGTGCATCGACATCACCGAGCACATGAACTTCTGCCTGGGCAACGCGATCAAGTACGTCTGGCGCGCCGGCCTGAAGTCGGACAGCCCGGTGGAGGACCTGCGCAAGGCGCGCTGGTACATCGACCGCGAGATCCAGCGCTTGACGCGCGGATGAACATCAACACCGCGCCATGAATTTGCAGGAATACCAACCGCGCCAGGTGTTCCTGCCGCTGCACAACCGCGACCGGCGCTGGACGGTGGTCGTGGCGCACCGGCGCTGCGGCAAGACGGTGGCCATGTGCGCCGACCTGGTGCTCGGCGCGCTCGAGACGTCCCTGCCCAAGCCCCAGTTCGCCTACCTGGCGCCGCAGCGCGACCAGGCCAAGCGTGTGGCGTGGGGTTACCTCAAGGATCTGACGCGGCCGTTCTGGTCGCGGCCGCCGAATGAGTCGGAGCTGAAGATCACGCTCAACAACGGCCACAAGGGCGAGTCGACGATCTACGTGGCGGGCGCTGACAACTACGACGCCCTGCGCGGCATGTACTTCGACGGCGCGGTGCTGGACGAGGTGGGCGACATGAGGCCGTCTGCTTGGTACACGGTGATCCGACCGGCGCTGTCAGACCGGCGCGGGTGGGCCATCTTTGCCGGCACGCCCCGCGGCAAGAACCTGTTCTGGAATTTGCGCGAGGAGGCGCGGCTGAACCCTGGCACGCACATGCTGCTCGAGCTTCCCGCGTCCAAGACCAACATCATCCACCCCGATGAACTGCGCGACGCCAAGGCGCAGATGACGCCGGAGGCGTTTGAGGTCGAGTACGAGTGCTCGTTTGATGCGGCGGTGCCGGGCGCGTACTACGCCAAGCAGATCGGCGACGCCTATGAGCAGGGCCGCATCGGCAAGTTCCCTGTCGACCCGGCGTTTCCGGTCAACCTGGTGGCCGACCTGGGGTTTACCGACAGCTGCAGCTGGTGGGGCTGGCAGGAAACGCGCGATGGGTATCGCGTCGTCGACTTCTACGAAGCGGACAACCAGCCGATCCAGCACTACATCGACTGGGTAAAGTCACGCCCGTACCGGGTCAACGCGGAGGGCGTCTTTTTGCCCCACGATGCCCGCGCCAAGTCGCTGCAGACGGGCAAATCCATCATCGAGCAGTTCCTGGCCAACGGCATCCGGCCGCGGATGGTGCCCGAGATGTCGCTGCAGGACGGTATTGAGGCCGCGCGCCTGGTGCTGCCCAAGTGCTGGTTCCATGAGGAGGTCACCTACGACGGCGTCGACCACCTGCGGGCGTACATGCGGGAGTGGGACGAGAAAACCCAGACCTACCGCAACCGGCCCAAGCACGACCAGCATTCTCATGCGAGTGACTCGTTCCGATACCTTGCGCTTGCTGCGCGTCCGGTGGTGGGGAAATCGCACCCCAGTCCTAAAATCTCGACACCTGCGGCCAAGAGCATGAACTACGCGTTCGCCCTTGACGACATCTGGGACTGCGGTCCCCAACAGAGCACAAGGATCGGGTGATGGACAACAACGCCAAGATCACCAGCGCGAGTGATTTCCAAAGCACCCCGGCGGGCCTGGCGCAGCGGTGGTCGACTGAGATTGAGGCGTCACAGCAGGAACTGGGCAAGTTCCACACGGACGCCAACCGCATCACGCAGCGGTATCTGGACCGGCGCGACGCGTATGCAAAGGATGAGAGCAAGGTCAACCTGTTCTGGTCGACGATGAAGGTCCTGCTGTCGATGCTGTACGCGCGGCCACCCAAGGCCGACGTCAGCAGAACCTTCCAGGATTTTGAGGACGACCAGGCCCGCGTGGCCGGGCTGATGCTGCAGCGGATCCTGAACCGCGGCTTCGACGAGAACGTCTCGGTGTGGGACGCGGCCGTGCGGCAGGGCATTGAGGACTGGCTGATCGTGGGCATGGGCCAGATCTGGCTGCGCTACGAGGTCAAGACCGAGCCCTATGTCATTCCGGCCGTGTTCGACGAGTTCGGCATTGAGATCCAGCCCGAGACGGAGGCCGAGCGCATCGTCGACGAGGACGCCCCGGTCGACTACATCTACTGGGAGGACTTCTTCTACTCGCCGGCGCGGACCTGGCCCGAGGTGCGGTGGGTCGCCCGCCGCGTGTGGATGACCAAGGACCAGCTGGTGGAGCGTTTTGGCGAGGAGATTGCCGAGGTCGTGCCGCTGGGTGTGCAGGTGCGCAAGGCTGACGTCAACGACCAGTCGCCCAAGCACGACCCGTGGTCGAAGGCCGAGGTGTTCGAGATCTGGTGCAAGGAAAACAAGAAGGTCTACTGGTACGCCAAGGGTGCGGACGTCATCCTGGACGTGAAGGACGACCCTTTGCAGCTCGACGGTTTCTTCCCGTGCCCCAAGCCGCTGGCGGCCAACGTCACGAGCTCCAACTTCATGCCGCGCGCGGACTACATCTTTGCGCAGGACCAGTTCAACGAGCTCGACGAGATCAACACCCGCATCACCTGGCTGACCCGCGCGGCCAAGGTCGTGGGCGTGTACGACAAGTCGGCCGACGGCGTGCAGCGCATGTTCAACCAGGGCGCTGAGAACCAGCTGATCCCGGTGGACAACTGGGCCCTGTTCGCTGAGAAGGGCGGCATCAAGGGCCAGGTGGACTGGGCCCCGATCGACATGGTGACTAACTGCATCGAGCGTCTGCGCCAGTACCGGCAGGACAAGGTGATGCAGATCTACGAGGTGCTGGGCATCTCCGACGTGATGCGGGGCTCGAGCCGCGCTAGCGAAACGGCCACCGCGCAGCAGATCAAGGCGCAGTTCGGATCGACCCGGATCCAGCTGATGCAGTTTTACATCGCCGACTGGATCTCGCAGGCGCTGCGGATCAAGGCCGAGATTATCTGCAAGCACTGGCAGCCTGAGACGATCATCAAGCGGTCGAACATCGAGCGCACGCCCGACGCCGCAATGGCCTTTGAGGCCATCGCCCTGCTCAAGGACGAGCACATGGCGCAGTACCGGGTGAACGTCGAGGCCGACAGCATGGCCGCGCTGGACTGGGCCGCCGAGCGCGACGCCGCGGTGCAGTTCATGCAGGGCCTGGGGGCGTTTATCTCCCAGGTGGCTCCGATGGCGCAGTCGGTGCCGCAGGCGGCCCCGGTGCTGATGTCGCTGCTGCAGTGGAGCGTGTCGAAGTTCCGCGTGTCGCAGCAGATCGAGGGCGTGCTCGACCAGGCGATCGGCGCGCTCAAGCAGCAGGGTCTGCCGCAACCGCAGGGCCCTAGCCCGCTGCAGCAGGCTGAGGTGGCCGAGAAGATGGCCGGCGCGAAGGAGCGCCAGGCCAAGGCCGTCAACACCGAGATGGACGCCCGCATGAAGGCGATGCAGATGGGGATGCTGCAGCCGCAGCCCCAGCTCCCGCCTGCCGCCCCCCAAATGCCGCCCGTGGGCGGGCCGATGCAGTGAGGTGACGCATGGAAAAAGCAAACGAGTTCGTCACCAAGCTGCTGGCCGATCGGTCGGCGGCGCATGTTGCGCACTGGGCCACGGGCAGCTACTCGGCGCACGTCGCGTTGGCTGAGTTCTACGACGCGCTAGTCGACCTGGTCGACGGGTTTGTTGAGCAGTACCAGGGGTATTACGCCAAACGTATGGAGCCCAAGGTCGTTGGCCTGGCGGTGAGTGCTGAGGGCATTGACGACATGCTTGAGCTGTCGTGCGAGTGGATCGAGGCCAACCGATACAAGGTCTGCGACCGCGACGACACGTCGCTGCAGAACACGATCGACGAGGTCGTGAAGCTGTACCAGACCACGCTCTACAAGCTGCGCATGCTCAAGTGAGGACGACATGAACAAGCAAGGCCTTTACGCAAACATCCTGCGCAAGCGTGAGCGCATCGCAGACGGCAGCGGCGAGCGCATGCGCAAGCCCGGCTCGCCCGGTGCTCCGACGCGGCAGGACTTCAAGGACGCTGCCAAAACCGCCAAACCTGAGAACAAATGACACGACGCCGCTGGATTCAGGACCGTATCACGGGCGAATTGATCGAGGTCACGCCCGACCACCAGGCCGAGCTGCGCACCGACTCCGGCGCCCTGTGGGGCGATCGCAGCTATGACGGCCTGCGCGCCACCGACGGCACCGACATCAGCTCGCGCAGCAAGCACCGCGAGTACATGAAGGCCAATGGCCTGGCCACGGTCGACGATTTCAAGAACACCTGGGCCAAGGCTCAGGAACAGCGTGACCACTACCGACAGCACGGTGGCACGTTCTCACGACGCGACGTAGAGCGCGCGATTCATCAACTCCAAAACAAGAGATAACCATGGAACCCACGACACTCCGCGACGAGATTGAGGCTGCCCTTGAGCAGACCGAGGCGCCGGAGGCTGCACCAGCAGCGCCGGCGTCAACACCCGACCCCGCGCCTGCGCAGAATTCGGCGCCGGTTGCCGAATCTGCTGCCGAATCTGCAGAACCTGCGCAGAACCTCGACACGCTCGCAGAGGGCGAAAAGCCCGCAGATGCGCAAGACCTTGCTCAACGCGAGAGAGACGAAAACGGCCGATTTAAGCCAAAAGAGGAGGGCATCCAGCCAGGCCCAAAGTCAGGACCGCGGCCGAATGCTGGGGAGCGTGCCCCGGCATCTTGGCGCCCTGACGTGCGCGAGCACTGGGCGCAGTTGCCTGAGACGGTGCGCTCGGAGATCCACCGCCGCGAGGTCGAGGTGCAGCGCACGCTGCAGGAATCGGCCGAGGCCCGCAAGAACTACGACGCCGTGATGCGCACGGTGGCGCCTTACGAGGCGTTCATCCGCGCCGAGGGCTCCAACCCCATCCAGGCGATCGACAACCTGATGGCCACCGCGGCCAAGCTGCGCACGGGCACCGCGCCCGAGCTGGCCTCAATGGTGGCCGGCATCGTCAACCAGTTCGGCATCGGCCGGTTTGGCAATGGGTTCATCCAGGCCCTGGACAGCGCCCTGGCCGGCCAGTCGCCGGTGGTGGATCCGCAGCAGGCCGCGATGGAGCAGGTGCTCAACCAGCGCCTGGCGCCGGTGCAGCAGATGCTGTCGCAGTTCCAGCAGGCGCAGCAGATGCAGCAGCAGCGCGTCGCGCAAGAGGCCCAGTCCGAGGTCGAGCGCTTCTTAGACCGCGCGGAGTTCGGCAATGACGTCCGCGAGGACATGGCTGACCTGATGGAGACGGCCTCCCGGCGCGGTCAAAACCTGAGCCTGGCCGACGCCTACAAAAAGGCCTGCCTGATGAACGACCGGGTGATGAGCGTGCTGCGTGCGCGCAAGCAGTCGCGCGGAGCCCAGCAACAAACCAAAGCCGCTCAAAAGGCCCGATCGGCCGCGGTCAGCGTTTCCGGCTCGGCGCCGGTGGGCGCCCTGCAGCAACCAAGCACTGACGTTCGGTCGGCCATCGAGGCGGCTATTGTCCAAAGCGCACGCTGATGGATAATTCGCACCACAGGGAAGGGCAACTTTCCCTTGGTGTGCCCAAGCACCCCAGCCACCGCAGCTCCTGGGAGACGCACCGCGTCCCACCCACGACATAGACGGACTGAGATCGGTTCGCGTCGGCGCATCTGAACTGGTGGGCGAAAGCCCGTAACAACCCAACTCAGATGAGGAGTTAAATCATGGCATTCCCAAATGTCTCAGACATCGTCGCAACGACGATTCAAAACCGTTCGCGTCAGATCGCGGACAACGTCACCAAGAACAACGCCATCCTGGCCAAGCTGAACCAGCGCGGCAACGTCCGCACGATCAGCGGCGGTAACGTGATCTTTGAAGAACTGTCTTTCGCTGAGAACGCGAACGGCGGTTTCTACTCGGGTTACGACCTGCTGCCTGTGGCTGCTCAGGACGTGATCTCGGCTGCCGAGTTCCAGATCAAGCAGTACGCTGTCCCGGTCGTTATGAGCGGCCTGGAGATGCTGCAGAACAGCGGCAAGGAGCAGTTCATCGACCTGTTGGAGGCCCGTCTGAACGTGGCTGAAAGCACGATGATGAACCAGCTGTCGCAGTCGATCTACTCGGACGGCACCGGCTCTGGCGGCAAGGAAGTGACCGGCTTGAACGCCGCTGTGCCTTCTGATCCCACCACCGGCACCTACGGTGGCATCAACCGCGCGACCTGGTCGTTCTGGCGCTCCAAGCTGTACGACTTCAGCACCGCCACCGGCGGCAACGCTACTGCGGCCAACATCCAGGCCGGCATGAACAACCTGTGGGCCCAAACGACCCGCGGCGCTGATCGTGTTGACCTGATCGTGATGGACACGAACTACTGGTCGCTGTACATGGCCAGCCTGCAGGCTCAGCAGCGTTTCACCAGCCCCGAAACCGGCAACCTCGGCTTCCCGTCCATCAAGTTCATGGACGCAGACGTGGTGCTGGACGGCGGTATCGGTGGTTTCTGCCCGGCGAACACGGGGTTCTTCCTGAACACCAAGTTCATCAAGTGGCGTCCCCACAAGGATCGCAACATGGTGCCGCTGTCGCCCAACCGCCGCTATGCCATCAACCAGGACGCCGAGGTGCAAATCCTCGCCTGGGCCGGCAACCTGACTGCCTCTGGAGCTCAGTTCCAGGGCCGCATGCAGAACTAATTGGTGGGCCTGTCGTGGGTCACCCTTCCCAAGGGGTTGGGGTGACCCACACCCCTTGGGTTTTTTGCCACTAGGAGATCACCATGGCAGCAACATTTGGCGCAGCGGTTTCTGCTGCAGCTCCCGCAGTAGTTGACACCGCCGCGTCGCAAGACACCGGCGCTGTCTGTGAAGGCATCGGCCTGACTGGCGCCGACGAGGCGTCTATCAGCGGCTGGCGCATCGGCGCGTCTGCAACGACGACCGATCTCAAGATCGACACCGGCGACGGCCCGGGCGTTTGATCATCAACCACCACTAGAAAGAAAAAACCATGCAACCCACGACACCTACCGTATTCCCTGAGATTCCTATCCCTCAGCCCGACGAGAACCGCTACGCGCACGACTCGCGCCTGGTGGTTGAGTTCTTCCGCAAGCCCGTGCACATGGAGGCCAAGAGCCGAGAGGCTGGCCGCGCCATCTACGAGGAAGTGGACTACCTGCGCATCTACACGCCGGGCGACAAGTCCAGCGTGATCGAGCGCCCCGTCAACGTGCTTGACGAGCAGCGCTTTGCTGATCGCTACAGCAAGTGGAAGGCTGGCCAGGAGCAGGCCATCACCGGCACGCCGATCACGGTGCTGCCTGGCATGACGCCGGCGAAGGCTGAGGAGTATCGCTACTTCAAGATCTTTACGGTCGAGCAGCTGGCCGAGGCTCCCGACAACGTGGGCCAGAAGTTCATGTCCTTCCAGCAGGACAAGAGCCGCGCTAGGGCGTTCATGCAGGTCGCGGCCAACAATGCCCCGATCGAGAAGATGAACGAGGAGCTGCAAAAGCGTGACCAGTTGATTGAGGACATGCAGGCTCAGCTCGAGGCGCTCAAGGCGCAGATCAAGCCCAAGCGCCAGGTCGCAGCCACGGCCGACGCTGAGTAAACCGGAGGACGGGGATGGCCTTCCAGATCGTCAACGAATCAACCCTCTCGGCCATCGTGCAAAACGTGGCCGGGATGGTGGCCTACCCCGTCCCAAACGATCCTGCGGGCTCTGAGGATCCTGCGGTCCAGCAGATGGTGCAGGCGGCCAACATGGCCGGCAACGAGCTGCTGTCGATGTTCGACTGGCAGGAGCTCATCAAGCGCCACGCGATGACGATCCAGGCCTCGGAGTCCAATCAGCGCGAGCGAGCGTTTGATCTGCCCGAGGACCTGTTCAAGTGGGTCGACCAGACCAACTGGAACGCGACGACGCAGTTCCCGTCGCTGGGCCCGGTGTCGCCGCAGATGTGGCAGCAGCTGCTGATTCGCACGACGCTGCCCACGCTTTCGTTCTACTGGCAGGTCCGCGACAACAAGATCTACGTGCTGGCTCCCCCGAGCTCGCCGCAGATCATGAGCGTGTTCTACCTGTCTGCGGGCTGGGTCCGCGACCAGGACGACCCCAACCTGTACAAGAACCGGCTCACAAAGAACGGCGACGTGGCGCTTCTCGACGCCACGGTTGTCACGCTCTACACACGCGTCAAGTGGCTTGAGATGAAGGGCCTGGACAGCAGTGCCGCGATGCGCGACTTCAGCATCGCGTTCGACAACCGCAAGAACACCGAGAAGGGTGCGCCCGTGCTTTCCATGGCGCGCGACTTCCGATTCCCCTACATCCAGCCGCTGATCAACACGCCCGACACGGGCATGGGGGGCTAAACCATGCCGTTGGTGCCAGTCAAGCCCTTCAAGGTGCCGCGAAGGGCTGCCGCCGCTCAGGTGGCGCAGTCCAACGTGATCCCCGCACCGACGGGCGGATTGAACTACCGCGACCCCATCTCGGCGATGGCGCCTCAAGATGCGCTTGTCTTGACCAACATGATCCCGCGTCAGCAGGGGTGCGAGCTGCGCAAAGGTTGGCAGGCTTACGCCACCGCGGTCACCGTGGCCAGCGTGCCGCAGGCTGTCGACTCGATCTTCAGCTACACCGCGCCCAACTCGGCCAACAACAAGGTGTTCATGGCCGCCAACGGCAACATCTACGACGTGACGGCTGGCGGCGCCCCAGTGCTTGCAGTGACTGCCACTGGCAGCTCCAACGATGACTGGTGGACGACGCAGTTCTCGACGGCCGCTGACACGTTCCTGTTGGCCGTCTCGCCTGGCGCCGGGTACTGGACCTACAGCACGACTTCCGGCTGGGTCAACCGCACGGGCACCGTGACGGGGATGACGACGTCGGTGCGCACGGTGGCCGTGTGGAAACGGCGCGTCTGGTTCACTTTCGACGGCAGCCCTAATGTGGCCTACATGGACAACGTGGACGCGATCACGGGAACCGTGACGTCGTTCCCCATGGGCTCGATCCTGCGTAACGGCGGCTCGGTTTCAGCGCTGTTCAACTGGACGATCGACGCCGGATTCAGCGTGGACGACTTCCTGGTGGCGGTCGGCACCGAGGGTGATGTGGCCGTGTGGGAGGGCACCGACCCGACTAGCGCCACGACGTTCAACCTCAAGGGCGTCTGGTACGTCGGCCCTGTGCCTAAGTTCGGCACCTACTTCACCCCGTTCGGCGGCGACGTGATGATCGTCAGCGAGCTCGGCCTGGTGCCGATGTCGCGCCTGATCACTGGCCAGTATTCGCAGGATGTGCAGGCCGGCGGCCCGGCATCGAAGATTCAGTCGGTGTTTGCGCCCTTGGTGCGCAGGCTGCGCAACAACCGTTACTTCAACGTGTTCGTGGTGCCATCGAGCGAGGTGCTGGTGATCAAGCTGCCAAACGACGGCGGCACGTATCGCCAATTTGCGATGAACGTGACCACCGGCGCCTGGTGTGAGTTTGTCGGCATGCCGATGCGCTGCGCGACGGTAATCGGTGGCCAGCTCTACTTCGGCACCGAGGACGGGTTTACCTGCAAGGGTCTGTTCGGCGACCGCGACGGCGTCGACACGGTTGGCGCCGGCGGCAACTACGTCGAGGGTGATGTGCAGACCGCGTTCTCGCACTTTGGCACGCCGGCGCAGAACAAGAAGTTCGGCATGGTTCGGCCCATCTTCATTGCGCTGGCGCCGCCAGCGGTCAAGGTGTCGGTCAACACGCAGTTTCAGTTCTCGTCGCCTGGCGGCTCGCCTTTTTACTTTGAGGCCGATCCCGGCCTGTGGGACACGGCGACGTGGAACCAGGCTACCTGGACGGGACAGAACACATATCAGGCCTGGGCCGGCTCGGCTGGCCTTGGTTACTACGGGTCGCTGCGCATGAAGGTGCGTGGCCTGCCGCAGACGGTTTTCACGTCGGCGCACATGTTGACTGAATTGGGTGGGGTGATGTGATGGCAACTGCAGCAGAGATTTCAGCGCTGTATCAGCGGTATCTTGGCCGAGAGCCAGATGCTGGCGGCCTTCAGTTTTATTCAAACCCAGACTTCTCGCTAGAGTTGATTGAGAACGACATCCGCAACTCGCCGGAGGCCGAATCGGTGCGGGCGCGTGCAAGCGCCACGGGCAGGCCGGCGACGCGAGACGAGATCAACAGCCTGTACCTCGAAACGTTTGGTCGCGCCGCAGATGCAGCTGGCCTGGACTTCTATGACAACAGCGACTTTTCTGTTGACCAGATCAGAAACAACTTGCGCAGCTCGCCCGAGATGCAGGGCATCCAAGCGCGCCAGTACGCAACCGGCACACCCGCTACACAACAGGAGATTGAGCAGCTGTATCAAACTGTGTTTGAGCGGCCGATTGACAAGGAAGGCCTACAGTTTTACGACGCATCGGACTTTTCTGCAGATCAGATCGCCGAGCAGCTGCTCAAGTCGCCAGAGCTCAAGGGTATGCAGGCGCGCCAGTACGCTACCGGCACGCCTGCTACGCCTGACCAAATTAACGCGCTGTACAGAGAAGTTTTTGGCCGAGATGCAGACAAGGATGGGCTGCAGTTTTATGGAGGCTCTAGGTTCTCGGTCGACCAAATTCGTCAGCAGCTGCTGAATTCTCCCGAATACCAGGCGGCGGCTGCTCGCCAGTATGCGACCGGCAACCAAACCACAAGAGATCAGCTTAATCAGGCGTATCGAAACGCCCTCAGTACGGGCGGCGCTACCGCCACAACCGTGCCCACATCAACGCCCCCGGCGACCACGCGACCAACTTCGCCGACTCCTAACGCGCCTGCGGCATTTTTGACAAGCACCACCGAGGGCCGCGCATCGGGCAACTTGGCTGCACCTGCGCAGTATCAAAGTTCTTTGATTAGGTCGTTGCGTGACGCATCACCGGCAGGCTTTAACAACCCCGGCTTCACGGTGTACTCCAACTCTAATAATGGCGCGCTGCCGACGCTGCCAGTACCAGCCCCGGCTCCTGTAGCGCCAGCCCCTGTGGCGCCAGCACCTGCACCGACAGCGCCGGCTCCCGCGCCAACGGCTCCCGCCCCCGCGCCGGTAGCCCCGGCTCCGGCTCCGGCTCCGGTGACGGCGCCCCCGCCGCCAACCTTTACCTCGCCTGCGCCTGCTCCTGCTCCTGCGTCCGCGAATGATAGTCAGACGGACGATACCGACACGGACGATACATTTGGTGTGCTTTTGTCTGACATGGACGACGACACGCTTGGAAGCGTGGATGACGTCAACGGCGCAGACTTGGATAGCGACCAGTACAGCTTTGGCGTTCTGATGGATGACGTGGACGACGCCGGCTCATCTGACGACGTTAACGGCGCCGACCTGGACAGCGATCAGTACAGCTCGGACGTTAACGGCGCCGACCTGGACAGCGATCAGTACACGTTTGGTGTGCTGGACTCCGACATTGATGCCGCCGACTCGCTTGGCAGCGTCAATGACGTTAATGGCGCCGACTTGCAAAGCGATCAGTACAGCTTCGGCGTGCTGATGTCGGACCAGGACCCTGTGCGCGAGGAGATCATCGACGTCAACCAACTGATCGACGAGTTGGATCTGCTGGCGTTTGCAAAGCAAGCTGAGAATAAGCTGCAGGAAAAGTTCGGCGACACGGAGTTTGCGCACCAATGAAGCTCGTGACCGATCAGCCCGGCGAGTACCCCGTCGTCTGGGAATGGATGAACAAGCGCACGCGGCTGCCGTGGAGCAGCGACCTGCGCACGATCGCATCCATGAGAGACGACGGGACGATCTCGAGCGCGGTCGCGTTCAATGCCTGGACGATGTCGGCCTGCTGGATTCACGTTGCGTTTGACGGCCCGCATGGCCTCAATCGGCGCCTTTGGCGCGCGGCCTTTGACTATCCATTCGTAAAATGCGGCATGGAGGCCATCTACGGCTTGACGCCCAAGAACCTCGACGAAGCGCTGCGGATGAATGACAAATTGGGATTCCGCAGGATCGCTGAGACGATTGACTGCGTAATGTTTGAAATGCGGCACGACGAGTGCCGCTGGATCAAGGAGAACGCTCATGGGCGGCAAAGGTCGAGCACCAGCAGCACCTGACTATTTGGGCGCTGCGCAGCAGCAGGCGGCAGCTTCGAAGGAGCTGACCAATATCCAGAATTTTGCTAACCGGCCGTCGATCAACACGCCGTTCGGTTCGCAGTCCTGGAACACGTCTGCGACCACTGATCCCGCGACGGGGCAGTCGGTCACGCAATGGACCCAGAACAACACACTGGCGCCTGGCCTTCAAAGCGCTCTTGATGCGCAGATAGGGCTGCAGAACGACCGCTCGCGGTTGGCTAGCGGGTTCATGGATCGTGTGTCCAGTGAATATGCGCGCCCGTTTGACTTTGCCAGCCTGCCGCAGATGACCGAGGCCAATGCGGTTGGAAACCTGCAGACGCGCGCGACCGACTACACGCCGGGGATCAGCACTGCGTTCGGGTTTGGTGGTCCGCAGGGCAACGTCCAGACCGAGTCTTTGCAGCGGGGCCTGAACACGGGCGACAACCCCAACTTGCCGCAGATTGACAGCGGCTATCGGGACCGAGTTGCTGACCAGTTGATGCAGCGCATGCAGCCGACGCACAACTACCAGCAGCAGCAGCTTGAGACGCGTCTAGCCAACCAAGGTTTCACGGTCGGAAGCGAGGCCTACAACCGCGCGCTAAACGAGCTTCAGCAACGGCAGGCCAATGAGCGCTTCAACGCGCTGGACATGGCCGGCAACGAGGCCCAGCGCTTGTTCGGCATGCAAATGGGCTCTCGCCAGCAGGCGTTCAACGAGGACGTCACCGGCGGCAACTTCACCAACCAAGCCGCCAACCAGGCATTCAACCAAGGGCTGCAGGCAGGTCAGTTCCGCAACCAGGCGATCGGCCAGGAATACAACCAAAACCTGGGCGCGGCTCAGTTTCAGAACCAAGCGCTTGGTCAGGCCTCCGCGTTGGATCTGGCACGCATGCAGGCGCAAAACCAAGCGGCCGCTCAGCAGTACGGCCTGAACCAGCAGTTTGCTGATTCACGCAACCGTCTGCGCCAGCAGGCGATCGCCGAGCAGATGCAGCGCCGCGGCATGTCTCTCAACGAGATGAACGCGCTGCTGTCGGGGCAGCAGGTGAGCATGCCGCAGATGCCGTCGTTCGCGGCCGCTCAGCGCGCGGAGACGCCCAACATCCTGGGCGCCACGCAGATGGGCTACGACGCCGCGCTGGGCGCTGCCAATGCGCAAAACGCTGCGTTTGGCAACTTGCTGGGAGCCGGCGCGCAGCTAGGCTCGGCCGCGTTCATGTTCTCTGATCGTCGCCTGAAGTCCAACATCAAGCGGGTGGGCACGCACGCGATCGGCGTGGGCATTTACGACTACACAATGATGGGAATGCCGCAACGCGGTGTGATTGCACAAGAGGTGGAGCGCGTGCGCCCTGACCTGGTCAAGCGGCACGCCAACGGCTACCTGATGGTGAACTACGGAGGCCTGTGATGAACGACAACCTGATGTTCGACTACCTGTTGGAGATGGGCGCTATGCGCCCCGAGCAGGATGAGCTGCGTCGCAAGCAGGCCATGGTGGACGCGCTGCGCGGCCGCGCTATGGAGCCGATGCAGGGCCAGATGGTCGGCAAGCACTACGTGGCGCCCGGTATCGCCAACGCGATCGCGCAGATGGGCACGGCCTACATGGCCGGGCAGCAGCAGAAGGGCGTGGACGCCGGCATGGCTGGCATGAACGAACGCCAGCGCCGCGCGCTTGAGGACATGCGACGTCGTCGCCAGGGCCTGACCGGCACTGGCGTCATGGACTACGGTGACCGCGATCCGATGGCGGGGTACTGATCATGGATCCGCTGACCTTTTCTGAGGACGTCGAGCGCCGCAAGCGGGCCATGCTGCCGATGGCCATGAGCTCGCTGGTGTCGCCTGGCGGGACGCTGTCCAACAGCGTGCAGCCTGGCCAGGCGCTGCCGATGAGCATGCGTCAGCGGCTGGGCAAGGTGTACGACGAGCTCGACAAGATCGAGGGGCAGGACGTCGACACTTCGGCCCTGCAGGCCTTTGCGCGTCAGCAGGGCCAGGCGGGCGAGCAATCCATGCTCAACGCGCTGGCGGCCCAATACGCCGGCGAGAACTTTCAGCCGGTGCAGGCGCAGTTCCTCAAGCGCGCAGCAGCAGCTACCGAGCCCATGAAGATTGGCGGCGGCATGCTGACGCCGGCTGGCGAGTTCATCAAGGACCCGTTCGCCTCGCGTGATGCGCGCCGCGGCTCTCTTGAGCGGCAAGCCACGACGCTCGGGGCCATGATCGATCGGCAGGAGAAGGATGAGCGCGATCGTCGTGACCGGCTGCAGCAGCAGGACTTTATGAACCAGTACCGCCAGGACATGTTGGGGGTGCAGCGCATCGCGGCCGGTGGGGCCGACAACAATCGCCGGTTCACGGTCGAGGACCGCATGGCTGACGACTACGAGCAGGCGACCAAGAACGACCGCACGGTCATCTCGGCGTTCCAGAACCTGCGCGCAACCCCGGCAAGCGCTGCTGGCGACATCTCGTTCATCTTCCAGTACATGAAGATGCTTGACCCGGGCAGCGTGGTGCGCGAGGGTGAATTTGCCACCGCGCAAAACGCCGCCAGCGTGCCGGATCAGATCCGAAACCAGTACAACCGCGCGCTTAGCGGCGAGCGGCTCAACCCGGATCAGCGGCAACAGTTCCTGCAGGCTGCCGGCGCGCTTGCTGATGTGGCAGGGCGCCGCGTCGAGCAGCGCCGCGCGGAGGTCAGGGACAAAGCGCAGCGGCGTGGCGTCGACGAGCGCAACATCATCGGCGATGACAACGGCGCCGCGGCAGATCCTCTCGGCCTGCGCAAGGGGAAGTAAGTGGAAAAGATCAAGCTCTCCGACATCCGCGCACAGTTCCCGATGTACGGGGACTTGAGCGACGAGCAGCTTCTGATGGGGCTGCGCAAGCGGTACTACGCCGACATCCCGGCGGCTAAGTTCTACGACAGGATCGACTTTGACACGCAGCGCACAGACCCGACCGCGGGCATGAGCACTGGCGAGAAGTTCCTTGCCGGCATGGGCAAGTCTTTTGTCGACCTTGGCCGCACCGCCAAGCGCATCGGCAATTTTGTCGGCATTGGCGATTACGATAAAGCTGCTGCAGCCCGAGACGAGGAGCTCGACAAGCCGCTGATGAACACCACCTCCGGCAGGGTTGGCAATATCGCGGGCGATGTCGCCTTGACTGCCGTGCCTGGTTATCGGCTGCAAAAAGGCCTTACGACTGCGACAGGAGCGGCGGCAAAGGTGCTGCCAATGGCTGCGCAGCGTGCCACAACAATTGCTTCCCCTTATGTGGGCGCTGCGGGATCGGGCGCTGTAATCGGCGCTGCCACTAGCCCAGAGGACATGGGCGAGGGCGCGACCATGGGCGCATTGGCTGGTGCCGGTGGCGAGGCTGCCGGGCGCGTGGTGGCGGCCGGGTACAAGGGCGCCAAGGCAGCGGTCGAACCATTGTGGCAAAGCGGCCGCGAGCGCGTGCTTAAGCGCACGCTTGAGCGGTTCGAGAGTCAGCCTGGCGCCGTCGCGCGGTCGGTCAATGCTCCCAGCTACGTGCCTGGCGTCACCCCGACCCTGGCCGAGGCCACGATGGACCCGGGCATCGCGCAACTGCAGCGGGGCGCCGCCAGCCAGTCGACCGACGTGGCCAGCGCGCTGGCCGAGGCGCGCGGGCGCCAGGTGGCCGGCTACCGCCAGGTGCTTGACGATCTCGCGGGCACTGATGGTCGGCGTGAGTTCTATGACGCGGCGCGTGAGACGGCGGCCGACCAGCTGTACGGACGCGCCCGCGCTGAAGGCCTGCAGATGACTGAT